TGTGATCCTCCTTATTTTAAAATGGAAGATTATTATGTTAAAGAATTTGGAAGAGATGAACATTTAAAATTAGCGAATCTATTGAAATCTATTAAAGGTAAATTTGTGTTATCTTATTATGACTTTCCAGAATTATCAAAATGGTTTCCTAAATCAAAATTCAATTGGAAACAAAAGGAATTTAACAAGTCTAATAGTACAAAGAAATCAAAGGCTTCTAAAGGTAACGAAATACTTATCCTAAACTATTGACATTTTTAATAGTTTATGTTAGGTTAGGAATTGCGGACATAGTATAAAAGTAATATTCTAGCTCCCAAGCTAGAGAAATTGGGGCAGTACCAGTTGTCCGCTCCAAAACAGATTGACATTTAAATAAAAGTGTGATACATTAATATTATGAAATACAATGAAGATAAAATCTTAAACGAAATCTCTAACTATATTAAAGGCACTTATGGCCAACATTATTCAACAGGCAAAGATGGCTTTCAAGTACAAGATTTGTTTAAGACTTTAAACATTGGAAAAGATTTTTGCCACGCCAACGCAATTAAGTATTTGTGTAGGTATGGTAAGAAAAACGGATATAACCGAGCTGACTTGCTTAAAGCAGTACACTATGTTATATTATTATTAAACTATGATAAGGAGAACGTGAAATGAACCTAAGCACAGACACACTGGCCATTTTAAAGAATTTTAGTGAGATCAATAACAATATTCTTTTTAAACCAGGCAGTAAGTTAAATACAATATCTGCTATGAAAAATATATTAGCAGAAGCAACAATCACAGAAAAATTTGATACAGAATTTGGTATCTATGATCTATCAGAATTTTTAAGAGCAGTAGAACTATTTGATAAGCCTGCTGTTAAAGTTAATGGTGCAAACTATGCTTTAATTTCTGATGAAAAATCTAAACAAGTAATTAAATATTTCTTTGCTGATAAATCAGTATTAGTATCACCTCAAAAAGGTATTAATATGCCAGATAAGACAGTGGCGTTTACATTAAAGAAAGATGATTTTGCTAAGATACAAAAAGCAGCTACAACATTAAATTTACCAGACATTGCTATTAAAGGCGATGGTAAAAAAATATCTTTTGTAGCAACAGATAAAAAGAACAAATCTTCAAACGATTATTCTTTAAACGTAGGTGAAACTGATAAAGAGTTTACAGCTTACTTTAAAGCAGATAACTTTAAGATTATTTCTGATGATTATGACGTTGCAATTTCTAAAGCAAAGATTAGTCACTTTATAAACAGAAGTAAACCAGTACAGTATTGGATAGCATTAGAGCCAGATTCGGAGTTCTAATATGAAATTCTCCAGAACGGAATGGCATCAAGTCGCTTCTGAATTTCAATGTGATCTTCCTGATGAAGAAGTCATAAAGCAATTCGGTTCAGTACAACGCCTAAAAGAAATCATATCACACCAAGAGCAACAATGGGGTAGTGAGATAGAACCTATGGGCGAACCTCCAACAGAAGAAGAAAACGAGTTGTTAGACGAGGCTTGTGCTAATTATTCTGAAAGAGTTGATGATTGGTGGACAGACCGTAAAGGTGGTTACGAAGTTAGTTATAGTTATGAAAAATAAATTGAGGATTATATTATGTCAGACTTTTTGTGGGTTGAAAAATACCGACCAAGAAAGATACAAGATTGTATCTTATCAGAAGATTTAAAAAATACTTTCTTAGAGTTCGTTAAGAAAAAAGAAATACCTAATCTATTATTATCAGGCACAGCCGGCACAGGTAAGACTACTGTTGCTCGTGCTTTATGTGAAGAAATAGGTGTAGATTACATTATCATAAACGGTTCAGATGAAGGCCGTCAGATTGATACGTTAAGAAACAAAATCAAAAACTTTGCTTCTACCATTTCACTTACCAAAGAAGCGAATCATAAAGTTGTAATTATAGACGAGGCCGATTATATGAACGCCGAATCTGTACAACCAGCATTAAGAAACTTTATTGAAACGTTTTTTAATAACTGTAGATTTATCTTTACTTGCAATTACAAGAACAAAATTATACCTGCTTTACACAGTCGTTGTACTGTAGTTGATTTTAGAATTGTCAATGGCCAAAAGGCAATCACTCAAAATGATTTTCTTAAAAGACTTGAAGTTATATTAAAAGAAGAAGAAGTAAAATATGATAAAAAGATTTTAGTTCAACTTCTTTTAAAACACTATCCAGACTTTAGAAGAACAATAAATGAATTACAAAGATATTCTGTTCGTGGCACTATAGACAGTGGTATTCTTTTTAATCTATCAGAAGAAAGCATTAAGGGATTAATTGTTAATTTAAAAGAAAAAGATTTTAATGCTATGCGTAAATGGGTGGTACAAAACTTAGATAAAGAAACAAGTGCTGTATTTAAAGAAGTCTATGACAGTCTTTATAAATCTTTAGACCCTAAATCAATACCACAGGCAGTATTAATTATTGCTGGTTATCAATACAAAGCGGCCTTTGTTGCCGACCAAGAAATCAATATGGTGGCCTGCTTAACCGAAATAATGGCCGGTTGTAAATTCAAATGAGTTATGAATTAAAAGACTATCTAAAGGCCATTAACGAAAGTAAAGAAAACCTATTAGACACAGATGACGCAACTTGGGAAAAGAAGTACCCACCTTATATAATAAATCGTTGTCTTTCTATGTTTTGGGATACGGTAATGCCAGCCAATGAAATGAATGGCCTTCACTTTCTACCTAAACAGTTACAATTTCACTTTTTAATAAATAGTATCAGAAAAAAGAAGCGATTTGGTGGTAAGTGGTTATCACAAACCAAGTTGAAAGATTTAGATTATGTGAAGGAATACTATGGTTATAGCAATGAAAAGGCAAGAGAGGCCTTAACTTTATTGACCAAAGAACAACTTGAACATATTAAGACAAAGTTATTTAAAGGTGGGAGAAATTAATGGCAGATAGTATTAAGTGGTCAATAGAGGATATGTTAGAGGTAACAATCAAACAGCCTGATGACTTTTTAAAAGTAAGAGAAACACTTACAAGAATAGGTGTAGCATCCAGAAAAGATAAGACATTATTTCAGTCTTGTCATATACTTCATAAACAAGGTAAATATTACATAGTACACTTTAAAGAGTTATTTGCTCTTGATGGTAAAACTGCTACGTTATCAGAAAATGATATTCAAAGAAGAAATACAATTGCAATTCTTTTACAAGATTGGGCTTTAATTGATATAGTTAAAAAAGAAGCCGCTGAAAACAAAGCACCTTTAAGTCAAATTAAAGTATTGCCATTCAAAGAAAAAAAAGAATGGATACTATCAGCTAAATATAATATTGGTAAAAAGATTACAAAAGATGATGAAACAAATGGTGAATAAATGCAAGTATCAAAGTTTAAAGAGTTTATAAGCGAAGCTAAAAAACCAAAAGAAAATAATATAACAGTTGTTGTTATAACTAAAGCTTCACCTAAAGTACGTCAACAAAAGACCGGTATAAAAAAAACAAAAAAAGAAATCACAGTAAGTTTTTTACAAAGATCTTGTGAAAAAAGAAAAATACCTTTTTTTATAATCAATACTAAACACTCAATCATTACAGACAAAGACGAAGAAAAAAATACATTAACCATTTATAACTATGATGGCGATGACAACGAACATACGTTTATAGGAAAAGATACAGTTGTTATAACACGTGCAGGTGCAATTGAAGATGAAGCAGGTCTTTCTTTAATATCAGCATTTCAAAACTCTGGTGCCTTTATGTTAAACACAAGGTCATCAATGTTAACTTGTGATAATAAACTAACGTCTGCTCTACTATTTGAAAAGTTTAATATACCAACACCTAAGACTGCCTTTATATCTAATGAAAAGAACATAGACAGTGCAATTAAAATTATAGGTAATAAATTTCCAATGATTGTAAAAACATTAACAGGCACGCAAGGTATCGGTGTTGTTAAAGTAGACAGTTATGATTCTTTAGTATCAGTTGTACAAGCTCTATTTAAACACGATGCCGAATTATTAATACAAGAATATATGCCTACAGATTCAGATGTAAGAACATTTGTTGTAGATAATAAAATATTTGCTTGTACAAGACGAGTTAAAAAATCTGGAGAATTTAGATCAAACGTACATAGAGGTGCGATAGCAGAACCATATAAATTATCTGATGAAGAAATAGAAATCGTTTTAAGAACAGCTAGAGCTTCAAAAGCATATCTTGTAGGTGTTGACCACATTATATTCAAAGATAAAATTTACGTATTAGAAGTAAATGGTTCACCAGGTACAGGTGCCGATTATGAAGGATATCATTACGAAGATTACGCCGATACACCTAACACAACAGGCCCAATTAAAGGCAAACAATTAGTTGATAACCTTGTTGATTATGTAAGTGATAGGAACAATTGGGATAGACAATCAATCATAGAAATTGGTTACATTGAAACTATAGAATTAAAAAGTGTAGGTTTAGTTAGAGCTAAATTAGATACAGGTAATGGTGCCGAGGTTAGTGCATTACACGCTGAAGAAATAGAAATTAAAGATGGTAAAGTATCTTGGAAGTATGATGGTAAAAAACATACAAGTAAACTTGAACGCAAAGTAAAAATTTTTAGAGCAAACGTAGATGACGACAAAGGCGAAGAAAGGCCAGTTGTTAAATTAGATGTAACATTTAATGGGTTTGTTTATAAAGATGTAGAATTTGGTCTTGATGAAAGAATCAGATCACGTAATGACGTGTTGTTAAATAGAGATATGATAAGAAAATTTAACGCTTCAGTAAATCCAAATCGTCAGTTTGTATTGAGTAGAAGAATT